GGTATCTTTGACCAGTATATCAAGAATAATGTTACAGTAAGTCCAGAGCCATATTTGGTCAAAGGTTATTATAATCAAGAGTTGTCTTTGGCCGAAGCGTTTGACGTTGAAATCAACAAGACACACGATCACAGCGACCTGACTGCTCCTGTTCTGTATACGTCTTCTCTTGAAAAGAACACAGCAAAGTGGCTGTTGGAACAAAAAAGAAGTCAAAGATTATCGTAGTTCAACCATATGGTAGTGGCATGTCAATGCTAAATGGCAGACCATATGATTCGAGTCACAGAAGCCTAGACGTAGATGATTATGGTAAGCTAGTCACAGAAATCACTCGCACCAATAAAGATGCGATGATCATTTATTTCGGTGACTCTCAGTTCTTCCATCCTGCGGATAGCATTTCACAGAATCCCGGCAACACTCCGGGTGCAGACCTTAGAATGTATCTGTCACTTATCGAACAGTGTGATTTGTTCGTCGGATGTGATAGCGTAGGACAGCATATGGCCCGCGCTACCAACAAACCGGGTGTGGTTATAATGGGTTCAACTGATGAAGTCAATGTTTCTTACCCAGATTATTTCACCATTTATCGCAATGGAAAGACACCTGTCTACAGTCCTATTCGCATTTCTGGTATTGATTGTGAGTTTGCTGATCGCAGTAATGACGGTATCATGACGTTTACCGATGATCAAATTCGTGAGCTATCAAACATTATCAATAGAAAGTTGTACGAGTAATGGGAAAGTCCAAAAGTAATTTTACTGTTAATAAAAGTGTTTTGAATTTCATTCATGCAAGAGACTTCTTTCATGAGGATGACGCACACAAGTATAAACATATCGTCGGTGAATTAAAATACGAACCAATGGACTACGGTCTTGAAATTCCGAAGTTCAATATGATATGGCCAGACGTTGATATGTTGTTTGGTGAAATGATTGGTGAGTATGTCAAGCTTGATAAGGAAGCCTCAGGAACATTCCGCCGACCTTGGGATTGTGTGCACTTTGAATATTATGATAACATTTATGATTGGCGACTTGCAATTGCTTTGGAAGACACTACGTTCCAAATATTCAGCCACATTTCTGGTGCAAAGAACACACTAAAAGAAGCACCGCTTGACGAGTTCGACTACAACAATCCAGAGGAATGGGTTCTGGAAACGCATGTCAATCTACGTGAAAACGATGCTATCTTTTATCGCCCATGGCTATTCAAACGATTTGACCACAAGCTAATTCATTGCTATAAGTTAATCGTTGAGCCTTAATAGGTAATCTTCTACACTAATACAAGTTTCATCAACGTGCTCATACTTGGCGCAAGTATAGAACTGATACTTATTCTTAAGATGATCTGGGAATGGTATTACTTCGATGCTTGCGCCATACTTGTCTGCAACCAGCTTAGCAACATCTGAGAACGATATGGGATTCCCTGTACCAACATCATAGATACCAGATTCTCTATCATCATTTATCATGATGCGGCATACGTCACCAACCCAGATAAAATCACGAGTACCGTTTCCTGATTTATCGAAAATTTTAATCTTACCAGTTTCCAAAGCTTGCTTGGTGAATTGTTGAACGGGAGAAGCCTGATTTCCCTTATGCTCTTCGCCCTGACCATATACGTTATAGAAACGATATCCACGAATGTTGGAAAACCTGTCCCTATTAATCTTTACCCACATGTCTACGGTTGCCTTTGACAAAGCATAGTAGTTAAGAGGATTGATTGTGTGATTGTTGGTGTTTCCATACACAGAAGCAGAAGAGGCATAAGACACAGGAATGCCGTGCTCAATGCACCATTCAAACAGGCGAATTGAATAGTCCACATTATAATAATGTATCTTATTGAAGTCGGTTTCTGTGGTGGAAGACAGTGCTCCCATGTGATAAACTCTATCGATAAGCTTAGGATTAATGTCAAACACAGTATTAAAATCTGTGATATCAAATCCCATCACGTTGTCAAAACAATTCATCAGGTTCTTCCCAATGAATCCTTCGCATCCTGTAACCACGATCATTTCTGTGAATCTCCCGGCATTACACGATAGTTGTCTTCTACGCTGTCTGGTGTAGAAACTTCAATGATGGTGCCTTCCTCGACACAGATGAGTCTGTGTGGAACAAGAGGCGGATTGTGATGTACATTCCCTTCAAACAGAGTCATCTTGCGGACACTTGCGTCCTTGGTGTCGATTGTCTCTACAATAAACACACCGCTCTGGACATACCATGTCTCATCCTTCTCTGCATGAAAATGCATAGAGAACTTTGCACCCTTTTTAAAGTGCATCAGCTTACCACAATACTTGTCGTTGGTTGCCCATATCAATTCATGGCCCCAACCCTTTTCTACATATCCAGTTAGTCTAGTCATAATTTCTCCAAGATTTCCGTAGTGGAATAACCTTCCTTATACGGCAAAATGACAACCTGTGCAAGATCATTTCCTACAACATTATCTTTTGTGTAGTCGCCGCCTTTGGTGATGATGTTTGGTCTGAGACTCTTGATCAAATCATATGGTGTATCATCATCAAAAATTATGACTTCATCGACACAGGACAAAGCTTCCAAAGATTTCTTACGGTCCTCTTGTGTATGGATGGGTCTAGAATCGCCCTTGAGACGCTTTACAGAAGCATCAGAGTTCAATCCTATCACCAGCCTAGTCCCTAGTGCCTTTGACGCTTCTAGGTACTCTATATGGCCTCTATGAAGGATATCAAAGCAGCCATTTGTGAAAACAACAATTTCCTCTACATCAGTCGGCTTTAGCGTATACGTACCAATATGTTTGACAGAATGTGTAGCCGCCTTAGTTGCAATGTCAAGACATTTCTGATAATCATATTCCATGGTAAGGCCATATACGAATGCAGCAAGGAAGCTATCTCCTGCTCCTGTAACATCGCTGACTTCAACCTTATCAACAAAGGACTGATAGAACTTGCCATCGATATCGGCAGTGACAGCATTAGAAGAATCGGTTACGATAATATTGCCCTGCCAAGAGTCAAACTCATACTTGGTAAATTCTGCGCTGTTTGGCTTAACCAGCCATGCGCCTTCATAGAACCAATAGTGGTTCTTAGGATCAACAATTACCTTACAGCCAAATTGATTTACGTGTTCGATAATAGATGCTGAGTATTCGAGAACACCCTTACCGTAATCGCTGAGAATAACATACTCATAGTCAGAAAAATCTAGCTCACGAATGGTATCCAATACCTTGCTACCATCCGTCATTTCGTCTTCATCAATTCTGGTAACATAATGCCCGTCACAGAATACACGTGTCTTGACACATCGTGGCTCACTTAAATCAAGCAAGTCAACGTCAACACCAAGGGACAATAGATTTTCGTATAGATTACCAGCGCCGCCCAACTTTTCTGTAGCTGACTGACACTTTACAATGGGGATTGGTGCCTCTGGCGACAACCTTTCTGCGGTACCATAAATGTAGTTGTCAATAATAATATCGCCAATGATACAAACTTTCATCATAATCACCTTTTATAAATAAATAGATCGCTATAGTATATAGGACGGAATAATGGCAGTACCAACAAGTAGAAACGAATTCAAAGAATATTGCTTGCGTAAGCTAGGCAAACCTGTTATCGAAATCAACGTTGATGACGATCAGGTTGAGGATCGTATTGATGAAGCTTTGCGCTATTATTGGGATTATCACTTTGACGGTTCTGATAAAATTTATTATAAACATGCAATTCAGCCAGAAGATAAAATCAACAAGTATATCACTCTACCAGAGAACGTAATTGGTGCGGTGAGAGTATTTCCTATTGCCGATCCTATTGTTCGTTCCGATGACCTATTTAACATTCGCTACCAGATTGCTCTTAACGATCTTTACACACTGACAAGCGTTTCAATGGTACCATATTACATGACCATGGAACACCTTGCTCTTGTCTCAGAACTTCTAGTTGGTCAACAGCCAATCCGCTACAATCGACACAGAAACCGTCTCTATGTCGATATGGAATGGACCACAAAGACAAACGATCTGGAATACCTTGTAGTCGAAGCATACGAAGTTGTTGACCCTGAAGTCTGGACAGACGTATGGAGTGACCGTTGGCTACAAAATTATACCACAGCCAAGATCAAATATCAATGGGGTACTAACCTAACCAAGTTTACAGGCATGAAACTACCGGGTGGTGTCGAGTTCAATGGTGAAAAGATTTTGAACGATGCTATGAATGAAATCGAAAAGATGGAAGCAGAAATGATTTCCAGCTACAGCTTGCCAGTATCGGATATGATAGGCTAATGAAAACACTTGAGCAATTTATATCTGAAAATGTAGAATCGCTAAGAAAGTCTTTAGACAATATTGGCGTTGATCATAGTGTTTATCAGAATAAAAACACATTAACTGTTTCAAAGATTGTCGTTCCTAAAGAAAAAAGAAATCAGGGTATTGGCTCACAATCAATGAAAGCTATAAATGCTCATGCCGATAAACATAAATTAAAGGTAGTATTGACACCTTCATCTGATTTTGGCGGGACAAAATCTAGATTGGTAAAGTTTTACAAGAGTCATGGTTACGTAGAAAACAAAGGCAAAAACAAAGACTTCTCCACAAGAGAAACAATGTATAGAGAACCGAAATAATGCCAAATTTATATTTTGACACCTTCAACAATTATGCAGAGCAAAGCCTTATCGATGATTTGGTGGTAGAAACGCTTGCCATTTATGGTCATAGTGTATATTACCTTCCACGAGAGCTTGTGAAGAAGGATGATATCTACGGCGAAGATACCCTATCAACATATCGCTCAGCATATGAATTTGACATGTACGTCAAGTCCTATGACTCATACGAAGGTGACGGCACATTCCTATCCAAATTTAATCTAGAAATCCGCGACCAGATTACTTTTACCGTATCCAGAAGAGTATTCGGTAATGAGATTGCCGCTCAGCGTCCTGATATTCAGAGACCAAGAGAAGGCGACCTTGTTTACTCTACAATGATGAAGCGTATCTTTGTCATTAAATACGTAAACAACTCTGCATTCTTCTATCAGATGGGTTCCTTGCAGGTTTGGGATGTTGTTTGCGAAGTGTGGGAATACTCAAACGAAAGATTCGAAACTGGTGTTGATGAAATCGATGCCATTGAAGAAAGATTTTCTGTATCAAACGTGTATTCTAATAATGCGTTTGAAGAAGCAATGTCTGATGTATTTGCTACAAACCAAGAATTTCAGGAAGATGGCGAGGATATCGTTGACTGGTCTACCATCGATCCTTTCAGTGAAGGAAACGTTTAATGTTCGGTACTACATTTGGACATGGTACGCTGCGTAAGTACGTCATTTATTTCGGCACTCTTTTTAATAACATTTGGTTAAAGAGATACGACAATACTGGTACACAGATTCAGAACATGAAGGTGCCATTGAACTATGGTCCTCGTGAAAAGTTTCTTGCTCGTCTTGAAGGCAACCCCGGTTTGAATAGACCAATTGCCATTCAGCTACCAAGAATGACATTTGAAATGACCAACATGTATTACGAT